AAGCTGGATTGCCGTCGGCGAGATGGTTTACCTAGATCAAGCTGGGGGTGGAGTGGGGAAAGCCGGGGCACTGCAGGTCACCGCGAAGAGCGGCAACCAACTGACCCTGCTTACTCCGATTCCCCCCGCTGCGCCTTCCGGCAGTGCGCCGCTTCAGATGATCTGGGGCGAGACTCCCGGCGGCACGGTTGATGGAGCCAATAAGAGTTTTACAAGCGTTTCCTCCTACCGCACCAATCTCATTTCAATTTTCCTGAACGGCATTCGTCAACGGCGCATCAATGATTACACCGAGACGGGAAGCAACTCCTTCCAGTTCGTTAGTGCTCCGATACCCGGAGACATTCTTTCGATCGATTATATACTTCCCTAGCATATGGCAACGACTCAGATTCGCGGCAATACCCAAATTATTCCGGTAAGCATTGCTGATGCTCAGATTGCCACGGCGGCGGCAATCGCTTTAACCAAGTTAGCGAAAGTTCCGATTACGCCCGATGGGGCCACCCCTTTTACCGCCGCGCAGTCGATGGGGTCGCAGAAGATCACCAGTCTTGCTGACCCTACGGTCGCGACCGATGCCGCCACCAAGAACTATGTCGATAACGTCGCCCAGGGTTTATCGACCAAACAAAGCGTTCGTGCCCTGGCTGCGTCTAATATTACTCTAAGCGGTACCCAGACGATTGACGGCGTGGCGTTGTCGGCGGGCGATACGGTGCTCTGCATTGCCCAGACTACCGGTTCCCAGAACGGTTCGTACACCGTAGCAAGCGGCGCCTGGACGCGTACGCCCGACTTTGATGACGTCAATGATCAAACCAGGTCGCCATACTGGTTCGTTGGGGAAGGTACTGCCTATGCCGCCTCGGGCTGGGTGATGACTACTTGGCCTTACACGATTGGCTCAACTGCTCTCTCATTTACCCAGTTTACGGGCGCGGGCGAGATCATTGCCGGCAACGGTCTGACCAAATCAGGCAATACGCTGTCGATCAACACGGCGGTTACGGTCGATGTCAGCACCGCGCAGACCCTGACCAACAAGTCGATTGCCGCTACCCAGTTGACTGGGACTCTAGCAGCCGGGCAGTTTCCAGCGCTGACAGGGGATGTTACTACTCCAGGCGGATCGCTCGCCACCACTATCGCTGCGGGTGCCGTCACTCTTGGCAAGATGGCAACGTTGGGTGCGAACAGCGTGGTCGGCAACGCTACGGGAAGTGCGGCGACCCCTTCGGCGGTCAGCATGACCGCTGCACCTACAGCCAGCACGGTGGCGTTCCGTGATGCCAACGCCAATCTACAGGCGAATAACTTCATCGATAATGCTGCTACTACTCCTACCGCCGGGACGACCACTACCCTGACGGTAGCAAGCGCCAAGACCCAGCAGTTTACCGGGTCGAGCACGCAGACCGTGGTGCTGCCAAATGCGACCACTCTAGTGGTGGGGTATCAATTTTGGATCATTAACCGCAGCAGCGGCGCCGTTACGGTAAACATGAACGGTGGCTCGCTGTTGCAGACGCTAGCGGCCAGCAGTTTTGCCCTCCTTACCCTGTTGAACAACGGAACGGCTGCGGGCACTTGGGATTCTGCCTATAGCTCTGGAGGCGGCTCTGGCACGGTCACCACGGTCTCGGTAGTCAGTGCGAATGGTTTTGCCGGCACGGTAGTTAACGCGGGCACCACCCCGGCGATCACGATGCAGACCAGCATCACTGGTATGCTGAAAGGTAATGGCACGGCGATGAGCGCGGCAGTAGCCGGGACCGACTTTATGGCTCCATCTGATTTCGTTACGCGGGAAACGCCCACGGGAACCGTCAATGGTGTCAATGCGACCTTTACCTTGGCTAACACGCCGATCGCCAATACGGAGTCGGTCTTCCTCAATGGTCTTTTGCAGGAACCGGGCGCTGGCAACGATTACACGATTTCCACCAACACCATCACAATGCTGAATGTTCCGGCCACCGGCGATCGGTTAAGAGTAAATTATCAAAAATAGCCATGGCGCTAACTACCATCCGAGGTAAACAGGTTCTTGACGGCACCATCCAAAGACATGACCTGGATGTCAGTACCGTTGGTCAGGCGGTCGTAGCCAAGTTGATCCAGGGAACCAACGTTACCCTAAGCTCAACCGGAGGCGATGCCGGTACCGGAGACGTTACCATTTCGGTTCCAGGTGGCGGGATTGGGCCAGCGGGTAACAATGCTTATACCACAACCACCGCTAGCCTTACGGTGCCTAACCACGGCAGCACCACCACGGTTACCGTAGCGGATTCAAGCTGGGTCGCTGTCGGGGAAATGCTTTATATCGCGGGAGCCGCTGGCAGCGGGCAGGCGGGAATCCTCCAAGTGACTGCAATCGCCTCCAATACCCTAACCCTGCTTAATCCTTAAATGGCTAATCCGATCGCAGTTCCCGGTACGGTGGTTCCTTCAGGGAGTCTGACTACTCCCGGCGGCGCGCAAGGTGTGGCTGGAGCAGGCATTACTTTCAAAGGCACCGTCGCCACCTTTTCAAGTTTGCCCGGGACCGGTAACAATTACGGGGATCTCTGGATTACCAACGACACTGGTCATGGCTGGATTTGGAGTACAGGAGCGGTACCGTCCTTCGTCCAGAAAGCTTATATTCAAGCTGGTACTGCTGCCTCCACCACGATCACCTATGCTAATGCGCAGATGTCGGCAGACACTAATGTTATCGCGATCACTTACGGTCGCAGCGGTGCTAATCCGATCACCGTAACCGTCAGCAGCGTAACCGATACGGCAGGCAATACCTATACCGCCTCCCCATTGGGATTGGTTCAGGAGGTCGGTGGAGGCAGTGACGGTGTTGGCACAATTATCTATTACTGCTCATCGATTAATGCCTGGACTGCTGGTAACGCGGTCACAGTTACGCTAAGCGGTACTGCCAATTTTCTAGCGGTGGAGATTCTGGAATATACGGGTCTCGCCGGGTTGGACGTTAGTGTAAGCGCGAAAGTAAATAGCCCCGGAGCAAGCACCGCTATAAATTCCGGTTCCGCTACGACCACCGCCGTCAATGATTTAATTTTTGGTTTCTGTTGCGGCTGGGATGGTGGACTTGCCGGCGGGAGCGGCTTCACGGTTCGCAATGCCGTTTACCTTATTCTGGTGGAGGATAAGGCCGCGCCTTCGATTGGCGCTTACAATGTCACCGGCACTGCCGGGGGGACCAACGGCTGGGCGGCGCAATTGCTCGCTTTTAAAGCGGCTGCCAGTTCCTGGACGGACTCAGGGTTATGGAGAGGACCTCCAGGCCCGACCGCGGTTTCGACTGATGCCGGCAACATCGCTACGCTCGGCAGCGATTCGCTGATTCTGGTTCCGCAGAGTACCATATGGTCAGCCCGGTTAAGATCTTACCAAGCTCTGGGAAATAACACCTTCGAGGTGGATCAACGCAATGTGGGAAACGCCGTAACTTATCCTGCCGGGACTTCGGGCTCGATGGTTTGTGATCGTTGGGGATTCAGTAAATCGGCAGCGACTGCAACTTTTAGCTCACGTCAGTTCAGTCCTACAGCTATCGTGGTACCGGGAACAAATTTCCGTATTTCCAACGGTCAATTAATTGTTACGCTCACGGCTACCCAAGCAACTTTAGCTGCGGGCGAATATATACAGTTAGCGCAGTCGGTAGAAGGTCCGCAATTGCGTGAATTAATCGGCGATGTTCATTCTTTGTCGCTATTAGTTTATTGCACCAATGCCCCGCTTACTTTTAGCGTAAGATTATCTGCTCCCGGGGCGCCTATTTATACTCTGACTAAACTGTGTACGATTACGACAGCTAGTCAGTGGACCATGTTCAACTTACCAAATTTACCGGTCTTTACGCCGAGTGCGACATGGACCCTAACTCCCGGAAATATTGGGTATAGTTTAGGAATTGGTTTGGGTGCGGGCACTACTTATACCTCACCCGCTAATGACACTTGGCAATCAGGCAATTACGTTACGGGACCAGGAACTACGAACTTCGCTTCTTTACCGGTCAATACTCAGTTCATTTGCGGCTTCGTCCAGCACGAGCCGGGTGCGTTATGCTCTAATCCGCCAATGGATTGCAAGTTTACCGATAATTATGATAGTTGCTTACGGTATTACCAAAAAACTTATGATTATGCTACGGCAGTAGGGGCGGCTTCAATTAGCGCGGGTATCATTGGCGTTTATAATTCCAGCACCACACAAATGATGAACATGGGAACCAGATTTAAAAAACCGATGGCTAAAATTCCTACGGTAACCGTTTATAATCATGTTAGTGGTGTTATCAATAGCGTTCAAGATTGGGCTGCGGTAACTCATGCGGTAAGTTCGGTAAGCGGTTCATCCACCGAAAGCCCTTTTTACCAGTTGACTACAAGTGGAGTTACCGCAGGTCAAGGTTGCTGGACACATTACACCGCCGATACCGGCTGGTAGGTAAAAATGAGTGCACCCGCACCCCCCAATAACAATGGTCGTTCCGCGCTGCTTAATACCTTAGCCAGCAGCGGCAATCAACTGGTGCAATTGGGCACTCTGGGTCTGGTAGCAATCTCTGGTCTCACCTCATTTTTTCAAACGCAGCAGGTAGGCGAGCAAGGCAGCAAGGACCGGGATAGGGCAATCCACGAGATTCACCAGCTCTACGAGAAGGTGGATGAATTCGAGGCGCGGCAGACGACAATCCTGAAAACCCAGAACAGTATGCTCGCCAACCAGGAAAATGTCCTCAAGATCATGAAAGATAACCAGCAGCGAGAGCTAGAGAATCTGATGAGAAAAAACGGCCCATGAAAATAAATATGTGGATGTTAACAGCGTGCGCATTTGCCGGGATAATTGCGTCACTTACCTTACTGATGGGCGCTCCGGGCGGGATTCCCGGGCCGCCTCCTAAAGCGCCCAAGATCCGGCTCAATCATCCGCCTCCCCCAGGCCCGACACCAACACCATCACTTTCAGGTTTCGGCGCTCTTCTGCCGGGAGTAACCTTGAGTGAAAAAGCCGCTTGGCTCGCGGGACGCGCACAGTTTCAGACGCCCGAAACCGTTGCTGACGGGTTAGGACCAATTTTTAATAACACCAATTGTTTTGCATGTCACCAGCAGCCCGACGTAGGGGGAGCGCCGGTTGTCGGTGGCGCTTCAGCGCAGACAGAGGTACGGTTTAAAACTAATGCTGGAATATTCGACCTCGTACACGTTTCTTCAATCAATCCCTCGGTCTGCCAGGATCAGGTACCCTTTGATGCCATCCTCACGGCCCATAGAAAAAGTAATCAAACCTTTGGTTTGGGACTTATCGAAAATATCCCGGATGCGACAATATTGGCGAACCAGAATCGCAACCTTGGCCGCGATGGAGTCTTCGGGAGAGCCGCAATACTCACTGACCCCGTAACGACCCGCATTGCCGGGGGTCACTTCTTTGATGCGCCTGACGGGCAAGTTGTCGGTCGCTTTGGCTGGAAAGCACAAGCAGCAACGCTGCTCGGATTTGATGCCCAGATAAACGAATTGGGCGAAACGACAAGGTTTTTCCCGACCGATTTGAGCCCTCATCAAGGGGGCCTGGAACCGCCCAACGATGCCGCTCGCAATGCAGCCGAGCCTCCCGGCTTACTAGCCACCGATTTACAGGATACCCCGGCGAATCCCAGCCTGCCTGAAGGACCCAGTAATTTCGATGACCTCGACCGATATGTTTTCTTCATGGCCCTAAATTCACCACCACCCACCGTCCCGTTAACGGTCAGTGCCTTAAATGGCCGAGCTTTGTTCACTAAGATCAATTGCGTCGCCTGTCACTTGCCGAACATGACTACCGGCGGCGGATCTAAAATCAGCGCCGTACTGAATTTCGTTAACGTGCCGTTGTATTCAGATCTTTTGCTCCATGATACGGGACCGGCGCTTGGCGATGGAATCCAACAAGGAGCAGCCTCTGCGAATGAATTCAGGTCGGCCCCGCTGTGGGGCGTTCGGGCAAGGGCGCCCTACTTGCATGACGGGCGAGCCCCAGACCTGATGACAGCCATTCTAGCTCACGCTGGTGAGGCGCAGAAGATCAGGGACCGCTTCGCGAACCTTCCTGCCGCGGATCAGCAGGACATCCTCAATTTTCTGAACTCAATCTGAAGTGAAAGAAAAACCCAAGGAAACAAGCAAGGGGAAAAATCCGCCCGGGATATTCAACCGAGGGTACCTCGCCAAGGTTAAACGCGCAAACCATTTGCGGGAACGCGAAATGTTGTCCAAAACTTCGCTGAAAGATTTGATAGGCAAACGGTCTATTTAGGACGCTTGCCCTTTCGCCAACGCATCCGCAAATACCATGTGGGAGAGTGAATTGCGCTCACGCTTTTAACAGCACCAGGAAATCTTCGGCACTCAAGGTAACCATCCAGTTCCTACGAGCTAAGTCAATCACATTGTCCGAACCAGCCAGCAGATCAAGACCGTAGCGATGAAGAGCCCGATCGCCAGGGGCAGGTCAAATTCCATTTGATTCATTCCTGCGGTACCTCGAAAGGCGGGCGTAAAAGATCCGGAGTAACAGAGGATCGGTAATGATTCCCTCTTTGCCATTGTCGAGCCTGTACGAAATCCCGCTTGGCCGGGATGAAACGAGATGTTGCCAGAAAAACTGGCTGCGAGCGGATTTAAGCATGCGGGAAGCCTCTTCGTCGCGGTTGCCTTTGTCAATGTTTTCTGCTATATTTTTTCAAGATGCTGCCGTATTAGAAAAGAAACTGCTCAAGCCCCGTTTGCCAGGAACTTGAGCAGTTATGCAATACAAACAAACCTCAGTCTCAGAAGTAACTCCAATGAACAATATAACCACGGGAAGCGTATCCGCGTCCCAACGAAAGGCAAGATATTTCCACACCATGAATGAATCCACTACGCCGGCCACTGAGCCGGTTCTTCCGTTTACTTCGCCACCCACTGCTCAGCCAGATGGCGCTAAAGCGACCGCACCTCCGAACCCTTTCGCGGAACGCGCCGCGGCTGAAGCGGGTGAACGCGCGAAAAAGCCTTCGCTACTGTCCACGGTGATCTACAAGAAGCGCCGCAGACCTCTTTACGCTTCTCTCTATGGACCAGCCGGTATTGGAAAATCGACGTTCGGTAGCACTTTGCCGAAACCGCTGTTCTTACAGACCGAAAGAGGATTGGATCAGATAACCGTCGCAAGACTGCCTCTATTGCGAAGTCTGAATGATTATAAAGCCCAGATTCAGTCCATTCTTCATGAAGAGCATTCTTACGAAACCATCGTAATCGACACTATCGATGGTCTTGATGTGCTGATTCAGGAGGAAGTCTGTAATGAAGGTAAATGCGAGGCGCTGGAACAATACGGAGGTGGGTACGGTAAAGGGGTTTCGCGGATGCGAGAGATCTGGCTAAAAATCCTGGATCGTCTCACTGAAATGTCGGAGCGCTGGAATATCCTTCTGCTTGCACATGCACAAATTAAAACTGTTAGTGATCCGATGCTAGGAGTTCCTTACGATTTATGGAGAATGCGAGTAACTGAAAAATGTCAGGACGTGATAAAGCAGAGCGTAGACCTGCTGCTTTTTGTTAATCTGGCGCGCACGGTAAGCAAGGATAGCCCTCGTTCACGCAAAGGTCGGGCGATTATTAGTGAAGACCGAGAAATGTGGACGGCACCGGCTACTGGCGTGGAGGCAAAAAATCGTTTTTCACTTCCGTCCCCTATGGAATTTAGTTGGGAAGCATTAGAAAAGGGAATAAACGATTTTTATGAGCGTTGAGTCGCGTTGGAATAATCCGGAATGGGTACGCGAATACCGGAAGGAATACAGGCGATTAAATATCGATAGGGATAAGAAAAACGCTAGAAAGTGGCGTGCTATTCCTGCTAACCAAGAAAGGAGTAACGCGGCTGCTAGAAAGAGATGGACGGAAAATCCAGGAAAATATCGTGAGAATGGGCGGAAGCGTTACGCTAAAGATTTAGAGAAGTCTCGTGCTTACAAACGTGAGTGGATGCGAAAACAGAGAACTATTAACCGCGAGAAACATAATGAATACAGGCGAAAGTATCGGGCTGATAATCGAAAAAAAGTTATCGGAACCTACCAAAAATGGATAGAAAAGAATCGTGATAGAAGCAGAACTGCTCGGAAGAAATGGACTACATATCGATTGGAAAATGATCCGGCTTTTAAGGTTCTGTGCTATACGAGAAATCGGATTAACGAGGTCTTAAGAGGTGCCCGAAAGTGTAATAAAACTAAAACGTTGCTTGGAACTTCGGTTGACGAAGTTAAAAGACGCCTTCAATCGCAATTTCATAATGGTATGACCTGGGAGAATTACGGCGCAAATGGCTGGCATATCGATCACATCATACCGTGCGTTTCATTCGATCTAACCGATCCCGAACAACAAAAACAATGTTTCCACTATACTAACCTTCAACCACTTTGGTGGTATGAAAATTTAAGCAAAGGAGCAAATCATGTCTAAGTACGTATATTCTGGAGAACCTGAGGAACGACCGGTTGGACCATTACCCGATGGCGATTACGATTTTGTGCTGTTGCGTTGTGGTGAGCCCTACGAATCGAAAGCTGGCAACATTGTGGTGAGCGCGGAACTCGAGATCAAGCCTAGTGGGCGAACAGTCTTCTACAATCCGTGGGTTGGCACGGACAAAAACGGCGAAAAACGTGATGGGATTGCCGACTTCCTGCACGCCATCGGGCTTGTTCCGAAGATCGGCGAAGAACCGCGCTGGGATCAACTTGCCGGCGCGCGCGGCCGTTTACGATTAACGACGGAGATCGCCGGCGCCGGCAAATACCAGGGCCAACAGGTTAACAAGGTCCACTACCTGTACCGGCCGCACGCCGCTGTCGGGAATCAGGCGGGCACGGTGACGACCTATTCAGCGGATGAAGTTAAACAGGCGCATGAACGTGCCGAGAACGCCGCGCGCGGCACAGGCAGCATTCGCGGCAATGAACCTAAGGATATTCCGTTTTGAAGTTATGAGTGAGACCACAGAAAAACTGAAAGTGTGGATTTACCGGAATGCGCCGATGGCAGACTGGGCGGCGGCCGGTTTTGACCGGGAGTGGGTAAAGTGTGAAGACCTGAGTATTACGCAACTATACGGATTAGCGGCTGGGATTGTGCTTAGCAGTACTGATAAAGAGATGGTGGGTAAACGAACGGACGAACTGTGCGATCTAGGGTTAGATCGAAGAAAGTTAATGGGAGCACTGGAGCAGATGGCTCAGCATCTAGAATGAGCAGCACCGATGATCAACGCGAAGGGCTTCCCCATGCAGCGGACTGGAGTCGTTACGAGCTGTGCGCGGGCAGTCGGCAGCTCGAAATTGAAGCGCGTCGTCTCGGGCAGGTGGCGCATATATCGTCGCATTCGGCTCGCAGCGGAACCCGCATTCACACGTACCTCGCTGGCATCGCCGACGAGAACGGCAAGGAAATTACGCTCTCTGCAGAAGAACAGACAACCGCAGACTTCCTGCAAGATCGCGCGACTGAACAGGCTCGCCGTATCTTTGGCGATACGCCTTATAAGCAGCTTGATGAAAAACGGGTTTGGCTGATCACCGGAGGCTATCGTGTTGCCAGCGGCCGGTTCGATCGCTGCCTGTACACCAAAGAAGTCGCGCTGGTTCAGGATTTCAAGACTGGATTCGTGGAACCCGAGCCAGCGCAAACCAATGCGCAACTTAAGGTTTTAGCGGTGCTGACGGCGCTCAGCCTGCCTTCGGTCAAGGAAGTCATCGTACAAATCGTTTCTGGGCCGTTCGGAGTGACCGAAGCCAGGTATGACTTGAGCGGGCTTTCAATGGCTTACAATGGCATTCTGGACACGCTGGAAGCCATCGGGGACGAACGCGCGCCGCTGGTTCCCGGGGTTGTTCAATGCCGGTATTGTCCAGCGATCCTGATTTGCCAGGCAGTGAAAGACACAATCAAGCCGTTAGTTAGTTTGCAGGTGAGCGAATTGCCTTCGCAGGGCGAGCGCGCGGCGCGACTACTTGATGAAGTGGAATTGCTGCTCGTCCATCTCGAGGAAATCAAGGCCTTCTACAAGGGCCGTATGGCGCAGGATCCGAATTTGAAGATTCCCGGCTACGGCTTGGTGCCTGGTAACGAGGTGCGGACGATCAGCGATTGGCCGAAGGCGCGCGAGATTCTACGCAGGTACGTTCCGGACGCGGATCTGGAAGGGATTCCGACCTTGGCGCAGATCCAGCAGGCGTTGAAAAAAGTGTTAAAGCTTTCTTCGCCGAAAGCCGCCGCAGAAAAGCTGAACGAACTTCTCGGCGATTTGATCGAGTTGAAGCGGAACGCGCCAAGTTTCAAGCGGGTGAGCGGCGAGCCGTTACGCAAAACCCTCGAAGAATGACGGAGGAAATCCGCAAAAAATTTAAACGTCTGAGCCTGTACTATCTGCGGGTAGCAAACGATTTAGATAGAGACGCCTGGGCGGAATCACTAGCTGATCTATCGGAATTGAGCGGGTGCTGCCGCCGGCTCTGGCATGAAATTGCGCGGGAAAATGAAAAAAGAGAGAATGAAGGAAATGTTGCAGACAAAAATCATTGAATCGTTAATCGAGCAATCGCGGTCGCTATTGGAAGATCATTGGAGCGAAGCTGAACGCATGTTTGGGGCGCAGAAAATCAAGATCGGCATGGCGTTCAGCGTTGAGCGCGGACCCGCTGAATCGGCCTGTAAGGTATCCATTTCCTTTGGGGCGCGCGTCAAGGATTCCAGCGAGGTATTGGTAAGCGATCAGCCGGAATTAGCGCTGAAGAAAATGACTGATGGGAATCCGGCCTAAACAGATCACCGAGGCAATGATCCGGCTCGCTAACGGCGAGCTTGGAAAGCTTCGCCCTTCGTCGACGGATACCGACGTCCTTGAGCGCGAAGAACAAGCGAAGCTGGCTGCGTGGCTCGGTGACCAGAAACGCGTCGGCCGGTTGCAGTACGATTGGTCGGCGACGCATCGTAAGGCGACGCGCCGTATCGGGATGCCGGATTTCAGCGTGTGGGCGAATGGCTGCGCTCTTCTAGGTGAGATGAAACGGCGTGGGAGCAAGCTTCGCCCCGACCAGGCTGAGGTGCACGCGGAATTCCGGCGTAGCGGAACGCCGGTTCACGTCTGGCATAGCGCAGCTGAGGCGACCGGTTGCATTGAGGCATGGCTTCGGGGCATATGAATACACACGGCGGCCGGCGGCTCGGCAGCGGGAGGAAAAAGAAACAGGGCTGGGGTGATAAATTTCTACGCTTGGAGGATCTGACCAAACAGATGCTTGCCGAAGCCGCGCGAGAGAGTCGCATGAGTCAAAGTGAGATCGTCAACAATCTTTTGGCAAAAGAGTTAAGAAAGTTCTTGAAAAGGCATAGGGATAGTCAAGGATAGTTTCATGCTCCAATTCACCGAGCGAGAGCTAAAATTGATTCGGCTGATGCTCGATTCAGCCGCAGCCCAAGGCGAGGTGGCCAACGCTTCGCGCATGCTCGTCGAGGCGTTACGCGCGCGTGCGGTCAGCGCGCAGGATATTGAAGAATCGTTGAACAAGGCGGCTGTTCCCGAATACGGTCATTGGGCGCCGGATTATGGTTTATGTACGATGCCGTGGGGAAAGCATAAGGGTCATCAGTTCAAAGATATCCCGCCTTCGTACTTTCGTTACGTGAAGAGCTGGATCGAGGATCCGCAGGGAGACCGGTTGCCGCGCATGGCGGCCCTTCTGAGCGACATTAAGGCCTGGCTGGCTCAAGCGTGAGGCTTTTGGGTTAAAGCTCGCCAAACGCCAACGTAGAGCGTTTAAAGGCCATTCCATGAGCACGGACGCATTGCGCCAAGCCCTCGAAGCATTGCCTATTCCCGTCTTGTGGCGCCGGCTAGGGCTTCCAGGCGACGTCCGCGGCAATTGCACCGTGCGCAGTCCACTGCGAAACGACGACCGGACCCCGAGTTTCTCGATCTACGCAGACGGCCGGCGCTATATTGACCACTCAACAAAAGAAGGCGGCGACGGGTTCGACTTTTTCTGTGCGATCGCTAAGCTCGATAAACGTACAGCCTACCCCCAATTTCTCGAATTGGCTGGTGTCGGTTCCCGCCGGGGGAATCGGTGCAATCGGTGGGCGTACCGTCAATGAAAATAAAAAGTGTTTGGCAAAAAACAGGATGTCTAATCAACCTTTTGTCTGGTTTGATTGTGTCGCGGATTTTCGTGAAACTGAAATTATTGGATTGGCCGCCGCGCGCGGATATCGGGTCGAATTCGTACGGTGGCTGCATCAACACGGTGAAGTCGGTCGCTATTACGTACCTGGCACCAGTTGGTGCACGGCGTTACCGATTCGCGACGGCAATGGCGACGTGTTTCGATGCCATTGTCGAGGCGAGTCGAAGAAAATTTTCAAATATGAACCTGCCGACCCGGATAAGAAATCGATTAGTGCGATGGTGTTAGGCGATCTTGTTTCGGCGCTTCGAGTCCATATTCACGAGAGCGAATGGGACGCGCTCGCACAGATCAGCGCGCTCAGACTGGAGGACGAGATTTACCGCGGAGAGGCGTGCGTGATCGCGACGCGCGGCGCTGCGGACAGCAAGCGAATAAGCCCGGACGCAATATCGGTGGCTGGCGGAACGAATATTTATTTGTATCCGCAAAACGATACACCAGACCGATATGGTCGGGTTGCCAGTGAAGAGTGGTTAAGGGGTTGCGTGGATGAACTGGGCGGAGCCTATGTGGTGCGAATTCCCGCCGCGCACAAAGACCTCAACGATTGGATTCGAGCAGCTGATTTCACCACTGATCAGCTGGAATATGCCATTGACAACGCGCCGCTCGAGAAGCGCAAAGGGAAGTTTCCGGCGATCGTTACAGGCGATATTATTGAAGCAGTGCATCAGCCCTTGCCCGCTGAAGTGATCCGCGGAATTCTCGCGATCGGTGAAAAAGGGTCACTGGTTGGCGGGAGCAAAGCATACAAAACTTGGACGCTGCTGCATCAGGCTTTAGCAGTAGCCAGCGGAACGGACTGGTGGGGATTTTCTTGTCCGCAGAATAATTCGTTATTCTTAAATCTGGAGTTGCCTCCGCCATATTTTGAGAATCGGGTGCGCACGGTGGCTTTCGCCATGGGGATCAAAGTGCCTGCGAATTTTCATGTGTGGCATTTGCGAAGAGCGAAGTTGGGCGACCCGGAACGCTGGGGCGACTTTGTTGATGAGCTTGTGGTGCAGGCGTCGGCAATTGCCAATCCGTTTATAACCTCGGATCCGATTTACAAGCTCTTGGGCGGTCGCAACGAAAACGATGCCGGCGATGTGGGAAGTCTGCTCGAACAGATCGACGACCTCATCGAGGTGGCGAACGGCAGTAATTTTTTCGGGCAGCACACGACCAAGGGCAATCAGGCGGCTAAGGAAGCAATCGACCGGGCGGCCGGCAGCGGAGTGTTCGCGCGCGATCCGGACACGATATTCCCGATGACCGCGCACGAGAAACCGGGCGCATTCGTGATCGAGCCGATATTGCGAAATCACTCGCCGCTACCTCCTTTTGTGGTGGAATGGCAACCGCCGCTTTTCGTACGCAATCCGCTGCTTGATCCCGGGGAGCTCAAGGGACCGAAAGTACGGACCGGCGGCAAATACGACATGCACATGCTGGCTTTCTGGCTGGGAGCTAAAAGACTCAGAAGTAAACAGTTTGCGGTATTGGTCGGCGATGAAACCGGGATGAGTAGAGCGACTTTTTACGAATTGCTCAAAAAAGCCGAAGCGGCGAGCTTAATTAAACGCGATCCCACCGACAAAGATTACTGGATAAAGAAGTAAAACGAACGCAATTCAATGAAAGACAACGCAACCCGTCCAGTTAGTCCAGTCTAGCTTAAATCCGTCTGGACAACCAGTCCAGTCCAGCGCTTTATGAAATAAAAGCGCGCTGGACTGTGGATTAAGACTGGTCGTCTAGTCCAGACTCAGACTAAACCTGTAACATAACGCAATATGCAATATAAATCAGAAGACCGTTCCGCACATCTAGTTGAACTCACCGCAGCTTTACTCGCTTCAGGGCAGTATTCCAGATTCGCTAAACCTGAGGAAATCGTCGGACACGCCGAAATGATCCGTAAGGAAATTGAACGCAAAATTACCGATCGCGAATAATATGGCTCGATTCGTCTCTAAATCTTTGCCCGCTTCAGTCAGCTCTGAAGTCTCCACTGCCGCCATCCCCGAAATCGCCCTTACCCTGGATCGTTCCGGCTCCATGCAACCTAACCGCCTCGCTGCGGTCCAAGGCGCTAACGCCTTCCTTGCCGCTCAACAAAAACTCCAGCTCCCGGCCCGTTTCACTTTCACCACCTTTAGCAACCTCATCTCGGTCATTCACAACGCCGTGCCGATCCATTGCGCTCACCCGCTTAGCCCCCAACAATTCGCCCCACTAGGGCCTACCGCTCTGTGCGACGCAATCGGCGATCTGATCGACCGCGTCGGACCACGCTTCGATTCCACCGAGCACAACGATTCACTCGCAAAACCGCGTGTCCTTATCGCTATTCTGACCGACGGCCAGGAAAACGCTTCCACCAATTGGACCCAGTTCAAACTCCAGGAACTCATCATCTTTCGCCAGTCCGTTCACCATTGGCAGTTCCTCTTTATCGGCCCAAACGATGAAGCCAGCCTCTTCGCCAGGCAAATCGGTATCCCGGCCGATCATATCACCACCTTCGATCCCCATAACCCGCAGCTGCTCCAACAAGCCCTCAGCCGGCTCGCTGTCGCAACTACCGCTTTCCTCACCCATGACGCCAGTTTCGCTAAATTCTTGCAGCTCCCGCCCACTACCGATTAGCCTCTCATTTGTTAAAGGTTAAGGTTTTGTTTGACACCTGGAGCCCGCATATGCCATCCACAATGTTTCCAATGAACAGACGTTCCCATAAGTTGCTGGTGCTCGTTAGTGATGAGAAGCTCGCCGCTAAACTTATCGCTATCGCCGGCCAGCTCGATGTTCCCGTTTCCCGCTTGGCCCGTCTCCTTATCGAAGCGGGCTTGCGTACCGCTAAAGATTCTAACGGCCTGCTCTCTACTCGCGCCAATACCCAGATTCCTGCCGAATTGCTCCAGGACGTACAGTGAATCCCAGCGATTCCCCAGCCAATCTACGCGAAACCCTCGCCTTGCGCCTGGGCCAGATTTATAAGCAGGAACGTACCAATGAGGAAATCCGCTCCCCAGGACTGTCCAATAAAGCCCAACGCCTGCTGGCCGGTAACCCGGCTACCTATGGCGCAGCAATCGAAATGCTCTGCGACGGTAGCGATGCACGCAAAACCGCTAAGTCTCTCAGGCTCGATGTCTCTCTCGTCAAATTCTTGGCCCGCCTCCATCCCGAAGTCAGAGCTGCTCGGCGGCTCGTCGTCGTCGGTAACCTCGAGGAATCGATCGTGGCTCTCTCAAACCGCCTTAGCAATGAGGCTGACGAAATACCGATGCGCGATGTCGCACGCACCCTCTCAACGGCAATCGATAAGCTCGCCACGCTTACCGGTAACGTTACACAAACCGTTGCAATTCAACACCATGCGTCACGCGAGCAGGTCCTCGCCATGTATGACGAGATCAGAAAACGTGATGACCGGCCATCAGCGGGAGTGAAAGATTTGGACGAGGCCAAAAGCAAGGCAATAACCGGAATAAATGATTAGCCATTAGTTCCACTCGGTTTGTTGACATGTCATCGGCAACTGTCTGAGGATCAGCCACCAGAGCCGCTTCGCGGGCGATTACTGCATCCGTAAAACATGCTTCGGCGTGTAGCATTTTTGTAGCATTGATTATTGGAAAGTCATTTCACGAGGGAAGAACTGAGGTTTCCTGAACCTCAACTCGCTTAATAGCCCGCGGCCCAATAGGGGGCGGGGGGGGGCAGGCCCGAGGGTCGGTGCCCCTCGGCCGAGCGCTTCACACACGTCCCCTCCTCCGCCAAAAAAAATTTAAAAAATTCTAGGGAGCGTTTCACTTCCATGATAATAGCCTATTTCTGATGGAAGATGAGCCCAGGAAACCTGAGATCCCCGAAGGCTGGCGTTCGGAAGCGTCGTTGGTGGGGGAATGGGGATTAAAGCGCTCGGAATTCGCGGAATACCGCACCAGCCGGCTTCGGGAGGGCTATCATTACGGCAAGCCGCAAGGGTTGCAGATATATTTGAGTCCTGTAGGGATAGAGGCGGCTATGCGTCATTTTAAGCCTCCTCCGAGGGAAGCGGTAATAGCTCAGAAGCTTGCGGAGCGAGCTGAAGAGCTTTCGAAGTGGGCTCACCCTCCCATTCCGGGAACGCCGTTAGACGAGAATATCTGTCGCTGCCTTGCGTCGTGGGGAAACCCTCGGATGGTGCGTGTGCAGAATGGGCTAGGGCGGGTGTTTTACGTCAGGGTACGTTCCAACAAGAATTTCCGGGTAGGGTTATTGCTTGATCTTCGTTCCTGTCGCCGGGTATGGCGTGAGCACGAGCCGAACGGGGACGGTCTGTACGGGGGGCTACCGGTATACGAGTTGATGATACCGCCGCCGCGGTTTCCGGGCCGTTGGGGTTGGAGCGCCTTGACCAATCCGCATTTTGGCCGGCGCGAACAATACGTTCGCCGGCAGAGAGAAAGCCCTCGGGAGCGATGACACTCGATCGGGAGACGCTTGCGCCCCATCCGTTATATCCCTTGCCGACCAGGGAAGAGCTGGAGAGCGATTATGAGCGTGCCGAAGCGTATCTGGAGAAGCGTGCGGGCCTGATCAAGGCTGAGGAGACCGATCCCTACCGGTGCGGGTACGTGCCGCCCGTATGGAACCTGCCTGATGAGGCGATTCGCGCCGGCAAACGGGAGATACTGATTTTGGGGGGTAACCGCAGTTCGAAAAGCTACTATGCCGCCCGTAAGAGTGTCGAGGTGCTCTTATCCGGTCCTAAGAAAGTGGTCTGGTGCCTGCAAACGACCTTCAAGAACTCGGTCGAGATGCAGCAGAAGATCGTCTGGCACTATTTGCCGCCGGAATTCAAGAATTTGCCTCGGGGAAGAATCACCAACATCAGCTACACGCAAAAGACAGGTTTTAGCGAAGCGAAATTTGTGTTGCCAAATGCCTCTGAGTGCGTGTTCCGGCATTATAGTCAGGCGATTGAAGTGATTGAGGGTGGGGATTGCGACTTGGTATGGGCGGACGAGTTGATCCCCTTATCGTGGATTGAGACGCTGCGGTACCGCACCCTATCGCGCAAAGGCGTCTTGCTCATTACTTTCACTCCCGTGCAGCAGTGGAGCCCGACGGTTGCCGAGTACCTGGAAGGCGCCAAGACGCTGACCTACGCGGACGCTCCTTTACTCCCCCGGGGTATGCGGGGCCGAGTGCAGCGCCGTGTTCCCAGGACCCAGCAGCCCTTGAGGCAGAACGCTTTTGTCTGTTATTACCACATCACGGACAACCCGTTTACTTCTGCGGAGACAACGGCGGAAACCCTTGACGGTGCGCCGCCGGACGAGATTTTGATGAGGGCTTACGGTATTCCGTCGAAATCGGGTGCTAACCGTTTCCCGCGCTTCAGGGAGACGTTGCACGTGTTGCCGGCCGAGGAGATAGCCAAACGGATGGAAGGCGCGACGAAGTATCACTTTACCGATCCCGCTTCGGGGAGGAACTGGTTTATGATCTGGGTTGCGGTATCGGCGGACGGCACCCATTACGTTTACCGGGAATGGCCTGATTACGAAAATCACGGCGACTGGGCGGTTGCCGACGGGCGTCTGGCCGACGGGAAGATGAGCACAGCTCAGGAAAGCTACGGCTGGGGTATCCGGCGTTATCTGGAGGAGATCGAGCGGCTTGAAACAAACTCAAGCGGCGAGCGTGAAGAGATTGCCGCCCGGTGGATAGATTCGATATTCGCGGCGATGCCCACTCAAACGGTCGAAGGCGGGACGACGTTATTGGAAGAGTTAGCCATGCTGGGCGAGCCGTTCAGTCCTGCTCCGAAAGAGCATATTGACGAGGGGGTCTCCCTGATCAATAACCTCCTGGACTTCGAGCGGGGCGAGGATGACAAAATCCTCGAGGCCCCCAAGCTCTATTTGAGCGAGGCGTGCGGGAACACGGTCTTCGCTCTCAAGTTATGGACCGGGAGAGACCATCGGATGGGAGCGTGCAAGGACCCGATTGACTGCCTGAGGTTCATGGCTACCGCGAGGCTGGTTGGGTTTAGCGATGCCGATTTGATGGTGTATGCGGGAGGGCACTACTAAGATGGATCCGCAAGGCTATGACGTTCCTCCGAGCGCAGGCAAGACCCCGCCTGCCATGAATATCAAGGTCTTAAAGGAGCAGTTCAACCAGGCTGTCACCGAGACCAGCGGTTACCTGCAGCTTACCCGGCGCTTAGATGACACCCGCTACTGCCGGTGGGCGGGTCAGTCCGACGATGGGCGCAAATACAGCAGGAATACGGGTTCCCAGGTTTTCCCATGGGAAGGCGCTTCCGATATCCGCCCTTACTTCATTGACGATTTGATCGTGGATGACGTGGACCTCATGCGAACATCAGACCGGAATTGTCATATGCAGGTCCTGGGCTCTAACAGTTCGAATGACTCGCTGGCAAGAGCCGCTACGAGCGTTCTGGATTACATTAACCGGATGCTTATGGCCGAAGAGTCCGACCGGGAACGCGACCTTGCGGCGGGCTGGCGCCAGCACTACGGGAGTGCCGTATTCGGGATCGACTGGCTCATTGAAATGGACTCCGAGCAGGTGACGATTGGTATGCAGGACCTGATGCAATTAGCCCAAGTTGACCCTGACTTCGGGAACATGCTGCAGTACCTGATGCAGAACCTGCAGCGGGGTAATACGAACTTCAGTCAGGATGACCAGCAGGCGTTCGCGATGAAGTTTAAACAGTACTTCCCCGAGGCTGACCCGATGTCGGCTATTTCCCAACTGATGCAAACGGGGCAGTTTCAGTACAACAAACCCTACGTGCGTGTGGACCGCCCCTGCATTACTGCTTTGAGGACCTTTCAGGACGTGTTCTTTTTCCGGTCGATTGGCGATATCCAACGTGCGCCCTGGGTTGTCCGGAGAGATGTTCTCGCGAAAACGGACATTGAGGACCGGGCCCGACAGGAACAGTGGGACCCGAAGTTCGCCAACTACATTTTGACCAGTGCGGGATCTTCCTGGCTTTGGGCGTTTGAACGGGGCGACATGCTTACCCGCCACGGCACCCGTATCTACACGGACGAGATGGATTTCATGTGCGAGGTGTTCTACGGGTTTTTCAAAGGGGAGGATTCCAATGGGAACCGGCAAACTCAAGTTTGTATATTCCATCCGGGGACGAGCGAGATTGGCCGCCAGTTGCCGTTACCTTATGCGCATGGCGCTTATCCGTTTGTGCTCTGTCGCCGAGAGAATCGGAGCCGAAGCGCTTTTGAATCGAGGGGTGTCGGCGATATTGCGGAGACGGCGCAAACTGAAATCAAAACGCAACGCGATGCGCGAAATGACCGTACGTCCTTCTCCGTGATTCCTCCGCTTCTGGTTCCTTTAGGCAGAGGCAAACAACAATACCGACTCGGGCCCGCCGCTCAGCTGGGGGTGCTTCGGGCCGGTGACATTGGCTGGCTGCCGCCTCCGCCGCTTGATCAGACAACGTTCGATTCGGAGAATGGGGTGCGCAAAGATATCTACAACTACTTTGGCCGGAATTTTGACGGAATTGACCCGAACAAGGTTCTGAGAAAACAGCAGCGCCTCATAAACAGCTGGCTGGACGAGAATCGTGCTGTGATGATGCAGATTTTCCAACTGTGCTGTCAGTTTATGCCCATTGAGAAATGGCAGCAAATTTCGGGCGACCCGGATTTTCAGCTTCCCATCGGCAGCCGCGATTTTATACAAAACAATTTAACCCTCGTGCTTGAGTTTGATGCGAGAGATCTGAATTTGGAATATCTCGAGCAAAAATTGCAGCTGATCAACTCGGTGATTGTGG